AATGCGCGGTGGTAGCTCAGTTGGTTAGAGTACCGGCCTGTCACGCCGGGGGTCGCGGGTTCGAGCCCCGTCCGCCGCGCCATTATTTAAAAAGCACTGATTATATCAGTGCTTTTTTATTTGTCTTAACAACTCAATTAAGCTGCAAAAATAGAAACAGGTAAGTACAGAGTATTGAAAGTTAAATACTGTTTAACTTTAATTTCTTATGATGAAGCCGCGCGCGATAAATATCCCCACATCGGCGCGATAAATCAGTCTTGATATTATTGCACCCTGTGCAACAACGTTACAAATCCCACCTTACTTGGTGGGATTTTTTATATCAAGCTGACTCCGCCTGCTCTATGTTGATGGGGTAGTTGGCAATCAACAGCTCGTCAGCCTTGGTAGTAATCTCCTTATTGATGCTGTAGCGCAGGCTGACCTCTTTAAACTGGAAGCCGGTGAAGATCTCCCTAATGGCCGGCACGTCGTTAATCGACAGCAGAAAGCGCCCTTTGATGTGGCGTAGCTGCTCGGCCAGCCGTTCGAAGTCGGCTTTGGCGAAGATGCCTTTGCCGTACATCGTCTCACAATCCCAATACGGCGGATCGATGTAGAAGAAGGTGCCGGGCTTGTCGTAGCGGGCGATGAAGTCGTCGTAGTTGAGCCGCTCCAGCATCACCCCTTGCAGGCGTCGGTGGCTGTGTTGCAGTTCCTCGGCCAACCTGTCGGCTCGGAACTTGGGCGGGCGCGTGCTGGTGGCGGCGCAGCAGAACTCGGCCACCTTGCCGCCGAAACCCATGCGGTGCAGATAGAGGAAGCGCACCGCACGCTGGATGTCGGTCAGGGTGGTAGGATTGCAATGCTGCAGCCGGCAATACTCATCGCGGCTGGGCAGCAGATATTCGGCCTGCCGCAGCAGCTCGGGCAGGTGGTTTTGAACACACCTATATAGATTGATGACATCGGCGTTGATGTCGTTGATGGCCTCCACTTTGGATGGCGGCTTTTTGAACAGCACCCATGCCGCACCGCCGAACACTTCAGCGTAGCAGGTATGGTCTGACGGGATTAACGGAATGATGGTACCGGCCAGGCGGTATTTGCCGCCCAGCCAGCCCCTAAGCGGACTGACGGGATTGATGTTGCCCATGATGCTTGCTCCTTGAAGTTTGGCGCTCACAGGCACTCCGGGTTATTAAAGAACCAAATTGGTTGACCACTTTGCAGCGTGGACATTTGATTTCCAATTGCCCCTCGCCTTTGGCCAACAGCTTATTACAGTTTTTGCAACGATATTGCATTTTTGTAGCCCTCACATTACCAGTATGTTAGAATCCGCCCGCCTCTAGAGGTGGCGGCCTTGGGTCATGCAGGCCTGGTCTGCGTGGCTGGCGCGGTTTGATGGGCAAACACCGGCCGCGCCGCCGTCCTACTTATTGCGTACACCCGCCCCTGTGGCGGGTATTTTCATGCCTCCTCCTTATATAGGGCGGGTACGATAACAGCGAGGTCGTTGGGAGACCAACGCCAGCCTGCGGGTAGCCCTAGGGCTGTCGCACACCATTCGCTGCAGAACCAGCGGCGGCGGTTTTGCGGCAGTCCGAAGGCGATACCCAATGCGCCCATCAGGTCGTAGCCCTGCCCCTCGGTGGACGTCCACACCTTCTGCAGCTGCTCGTGTACCTCAGGGACGGAGGGCAGCGGGATCAAGTCCCATTTAGCCGTCGGCAGGGGCATCACTTTGCGGCGCACGCCTTTATCGCGGATGGAAGCGGAGTAGCAGGTATAAACCGATGCCTGCGGATGCTCGCACACCGCAATCTCGGCATGGCTGTACTGGCCGCGGGTCAGTTTGCGCGTGAGCCAGTCGGTAAACCGCGCCGGCCACACACGCCAGCCGGAGCCGTCGCGGCGGCCTTTGTATAGAGCGAGATAGATTTGTTGCCGGTTCATTTTTCTACCTCCTCAAGTTCGTCGGCAGCCTGTTCGTAGTTGGCTGTCCAGCCGTCTGAATAATCGTATTCCAGCGGGTTTTCGGCTTTGAGCATGGCGGCTTTATGGCGTTCGGCATTGGCAAAATCTGCCTGCTCATCCACTACCATCTGCGTAGTCATTTCATCCAGCAGCTCGCGGGTCATGAGGATAAAATCGTTTTCCATCGTTTTCCACTTCAGATCCGGCGGTAGCGTTTTCATGGTGCGCAGCAGGATATATTGGGTGCGGCTCTCATCGTTGGTGTAAAACCATTTGCCCACGCTTTTAACAAACACCCCGTGCCGCAGGTTGTCGTAACGCTTGGCCTTGATGCGCTCCCACATCTCATCCTGCTGCTCGGCTTTGAGCCTGGCGGCGCACTCGGGGTCGATGTGCCATTGTTCGCCGTCCCAAGTGCTGGAGGGACAGGGTGCGGGGTCAGCCAATACAGGCTTGCCGTCTTTGCCCGGCATAATCACCTGCCCGGCAGATTGCCCGGCTAGTAACGCGGCGTGCTGCTCGGGGCTAATCTCTAGCGCATCATTAGGTAAGGTGACGTGGATGGTGTCGTCGTAAAACGCCTGATTGGATTTTGAGTAGTAAATAGTCATGATTTAACTCCCGTTTTAATGACCGATTGCCAGCCAATTCACGATTCGCCGCCCGAATATACCGTTTTCAGACACAGTTACCGAGCAGCCAGTCTGACTGATTTTGCCGATATGGGCGGACAGCACATTCGCCCCACCGGCCACGTTGCCCCAAACCGTGCTTACCTGTACATTTAAACAGGCTGTCGGAAAACTTACCGGGAAAATGACGGTGGAAAACACATCGTTATCTACTTTCACGTTTCCCCACTGAATAATCAGCCCGCCTGGAATTTTCAGGTAGCCTGAATCAGATTGTTCAGAGGCAAACAGCCTGCCCACTACCGCTTCGATGGTGTCACTTAAATCGGTAATCTCGGCGGCGCGGTGGGTATGCCCCTTGTCGGACTTGTTTTGCAACTGTGCGGCCAATGTAGAGGCATCCAGCACTCCGGCGTTAGTAACCTTACCGTAAGCCTTAATCCACATCACCACATCGTCCAGGCTGTTTTGCGCCTTGATGCACAACACCATCGCAATTGCTTTGGGGCGCACTTCGTCCGCCACCGGCACGCTGCGTGAGGCATCAAACGTCAGATAGTTATAACCTTGGCGTCGACCGTCACCATCGGAGGTGTAGGCGCTCGGTGAGCCTTCGCCGCCGAACACTCCATCCGGGTCTTTCGGGCCGATACCTAGCGAGCCATTGTCGTCGCCGCAGAACGATGTTTTGCCCTTGATATTGCGGATGGTGTCGCCCTGTTGCGTACCAACCGTGAGGCCGCCCGCAGCGTTACGGATAAAGCGGTCTTCGGCTTTCGGCACCGCGGCAATGCTGCCGTACTGCGCCACCAGCTTGCGATACAGCTCGGGATAGGCAGCCTGCGTGACCTTGGTAGAGATGTCGTCGTACTTAATCCAGCCGTCCGGGATGTCCGCAACCGGGAAGTAGGCAGTCATGCCGATGTCGGAGCGCGTGAGGTTGGGCAGCTTGTTGCCGCCCAGTACGCGGTACAGGTCGGGATAGGTGGATTGGTTAAAGGTGCTGCCGTCGGCTTTCAGGTAGCCTTCGGGGTTGGTAACGGCGCGGGGGAAGCCTATTACCGCGCCTACAGGCAAGCCTTTGCCGGCAGATTCAACAGCCTTGTCGTAAGCCGCCTTTACCGCCTTCGGCGTGGCTGCCAGCTCTTCGCTGTTGCTGTCAGTGGCAGACGAGAGCTGTACGATGCCGGCCTTAGTAGTGCTGGCCGCACCCGGTTTGTCCTCCTCCTGCTTCTTCTTCAAATACTGCGTCCGCGCCGCCAGTTCTTTGGCCTGCCGGTTGGCTATGCCGTTCGGCCCGCCTAATACCGGGTCGGTGGTTTCCAGCTGGTAGATACCTTCCGCCCATTGCGGGTTGCTCAGTTCTTCCGTGATATTCGCCATTTAAGCTGCTCCAAAGTTAAAGTTGCCGTCGTAGGCCGCCCGCCCGTTGTAACGCAGGGGAACGGCCTGATAATCCAAGGCTGCCAGCAGGCAGCGTGCCGGCGCGAAGGCGGCCAGCGTTTTGCGCAACAGTGCGGCCTGGTCGTTGGTAATCACGCCGTTCATGATGATGCGGTAGTGCGCCCAGTAGCTGCCGGCACCGTAAACATGGCTGCCGTTGTAGTTGATGCTGCCGTTGTAGGTTTGGCCGTTCAGCCCTTCGATAATCCGCACCTCACCAAACCCGAGCCGCCGCACGATCTCGCGAATCGCCCACGGCGTGCCTTTGTAGCGGTGCAGTTCGTAGGCACCCTTAATCAACCTGCGGCGAGCATCGTCGGATTCGGCCAACCAGTAACCGTCGGCACCCAAGATGCTGCGGCTCTCGGCCAACAGCGGCAGGTGTTCGGGGGCGACCAAATCGACCAGGCGCGGCATCAGCTGCGGCAATTCGGCCAAGTCCAGGCGCAGCCCCAATTCGGCTAAGGCGCGGGCGCGTTGGTCGCGTTCGATGATGGCGGCGTAGGAAAGTTTGGCCATCGTCTAGCCCTCCGCTGTTTGTGCGGCAATGCGGATGGTGGTACTGGTGCAGCGCGCCCACTGGTCGGGCTTGACCACGGTCAGCGGCAGGTTATGCAGCACCACGTTATAAACGCCGGCCACTTTCAAGGCCGTCTGAATGTCCAGCGGTACGATGTCCAAGCCGAGCCGGCTGCGGCGGGCGGCTTCATACACTGCCCATGCCTGTTCGGCCGCCGCTTTGGCGGTGCGGGCATCGGTGCCGGTAAACAGGGTCAGCTCGGCGTCCAGCGTGTAATCAACGGCGGTCGGGGCTTTGACCACCACCGTATCGCACAGCGGGCGGCGTTTTTCTGCTGAGAGTGCGGCCTGAATCTTGCCAATCAGCTCGGCATTGGGCAGGCCGTCTTTGGCCAGCACGGTCACCGCCACCCGACCGCCTATAGGCTGGCCGCCGCCGTCGGTATCGTTGGCCACGTGCACGTCCACCACCGCCGGGCTGGCCTGCCGCGCCCAATATTGGTAGGCACCCACCGGCCCGGCTACGCTAAAGCTCTCCGGTGCCAGCAACACGCGCTCGCGGTAGGCTTCGTCGTCTTCAATTTCCACCCCGCCGGCGGAGACGGTGGTGTTGCTGACGGCCACATCAATCTTCGGATGCAGCCGCTCGGCCAAGCTGTTGATTTGTCCGACCGACCAGCCGTTGCCGACTGTTCCGGTTTCGGTGCATTCGGCGGCCACTTCGGCGCTGCTTTGGGCGGCAGTCAGCAGGGCGGCTTCAGTGGTGACAAAGCCGGTCTGCCCGGCATTGACCCGCGTGCCCTTGGGTATGGTGATTTGTTCCAAACCGCTCAATACCGCAGTAAAGCGCAGGGTGGTCAGGGCGGGCTGCGCCTGCAGGCGCGGGGTAGACACGTCATCACCGCACAAGTCCAGCATCAGGCCAGTGGCAAAGCGCGGGTGCTGCTGGCGGTAGGCTTCGTTGACCTGCTGGCGCAGCAGGTGCTCGCGGTAGGCAAAGGTGTTGATCAGCAGGCGTTCGATATGCGCCGGCTGCAATACCTTGCCCGCGCGTTGCTCGTAGTCGGCAATCATGGCGGCCAGGCTCTGTGCCAAGTCGTCATCGACAATCTTGACTTCTTCGCGTTTCAGTTTGCTCAAATCCATTTTCAGGTAGCCTTTATTGCAATATCGGTGCGGTAGATTTCGCCCGCCACTTCATCCGCCACGCGCCAATGCACGGTCATGGTGATATGCGGGGCATGGCCGGCAAACGTGACCTGCTCGACTAACGCGCGTTTTTCCCATGTCTGGATGGCCAACACCACTTCGCGCACGGTGTTGGGGATAAATTCGTCTTCGGGATAATCCACATAATCAAACCAATTACTGCCGAAATCCGGCCGCAGCACGTCGCTGCCCTTGCGGGTGGCGAGGATGTTTTCAATGCACTGGTTGATGTCGTCGAGGTCTTGCACGATGTCCTGCCCGCTCGCGAGAGGGGCGGGCTGCCAGTGGCGGCTGCGCGGGGTGGTCTGGGTAGTCATGGGCTTATTCTGCCTGTGCGGTGGCGGCGGGTCTTTTAAACGGGTCTAAAAAACATCCCCGTATCGGGTCGGATACGGGGATTGTGCTGCGGCGCTTGTCCGCGGTCTTGTAAAACGTTTTCAAAAATCAATCAGCCAGCCTGCATGCTGCCGGTGGTACCGCCGGAGTCGCCGGGGTGGACGTGGCCGGAGACACTGATGCCGTTGAGGATGATGTCGCCGTTGATGCGCACGGTGCCTTCGATGCTGGCGGTATCGCCTCCGCCGCCGTTGGAGGCGGTCAGGCCGGCGGTATAGGTCAGCATGCCATTGACCGTGGCGTTGCCTATGATTTCAGTCTCCGGCGACTGAATCTCTACCTTGGCGGCAGCCTTAATTACCACCTTGCCCGGCGTGTCGACGGTTACCTGGCCGTCGGCGCGGTTGTGGCTGATGACGGTACCGTTGCTGAATTTCCGCAGCCACATATTGCCGTCCGAAGCGGGCGTGCCGTCCTGCTCGTTGTAGATGACGCCGAGGCACACACCGCCCTCGCCGCGTGCGTCCAGCAGGCAGACGGCCAGCGCGCCGGGGTCGGGTAAGGCATAGAACTGGTTGCCACCCGCGCCCAGGCTGACCACCGGCAGCCAGTCGGTTTGGATGTCGTCCAAAGTCGGCACGGTCACGCGCACCGCGTGTTTGGCCGCGTCCACGGCCGAAACCGTGCCGAATTGCAGGGTGGCGGTAAAGTCATGGGTTCGCATTTTCGGCTGCCTGTTTTTTGGGTTGGGTTGCGGCGGTTGCCTGTGGCGGCTCATCCGGCACGTATTCGACCATCTTGACCTCCAAATCGCTGGTAAAGCCGCCGCCGCGGCGGATTTCGTGCCGCGCCTGCTTCACGAGGTATTTGCCGCTGAACTTACCGAAGCCTTTGAGCTGCACGATCTGCCCGGCCACCAGTTTGGCGTTGCCGACCATCGAGAAATTGCCGGCCACTTGGCTTTGCTGTGCATTGGCCAGCGCGGCATCAGCACGGGCATTTACCTGTGCCTGGCTCTCGCCGCGGTTGGCCACGATTTTGAGCGTGTCGCCGCTGCTTGCGCGCTTGCCGCCCGGGCGCAGTGCGCGGCTGCGTCGGCGGGTGCGGCGCGTGGTCTTGCGTTTGGCATCGTAGCCGCTCACCACCGCTTCCTGCGGTACGCCCTTAATCAGGTCGCGCAGCCTGAAGTTTTTGATGTCCTCCGGCAGCAACACCGCCACCGGCTTTTGTTCCGCCAGCGCGTCGTTGGCCTGAAAAACCAACTGCCTGCCGACAATCTTGAAAGTATGGCCGTACTCTTTGGCCAAACGGGTCAGAAATTCCACGTCGCGCTCCTGATACTGGGTCACGCGCTCGATCGGGATGTGCCGGATGGTGCCGGTTACCTTTAGGTGCAACCGCCGGGCAATGCGGCGCACGATGTCGGCCAGCGTGGTGTGTTCGTAGGGTCGTGCACGCATCGTTCGGTTAGATTTGGTGATGCCGGTGGACAGCGCTTTCAGGGTAATCACGGACGGCGGGTGCTGGTACTCAATCTCGGCCAGCTCCATGCTGCCCAGCTTGAGCATGCCGTTAATCTGGTCGCCGATTTCCAGGCTGATTTTGTCGCCCTGCTCGGGATACCACTGCTGCCGCCAGCGGCCGTCCACGTCTTCCAGCTCCACCTGCACTTCGTCCGATTGGCCTTCCAAGTAATCGGTATAGCTCACCGATAACAAATAGGGCTGGATGTCGCTGGTAATGTCCTTCTGCTCGTATTTGATGATGACCTTGGGCAGGGTCACTGGATGGCTGGCCGTGCTGTTCAGGCTACCTGAAAGCAAGGCACCCAGATGGAGGTTAGGCATCTGCATCGTCGTCTCCGTTATCGCCGCGCAGCCACGGCGGCATGTCGGCTTGGGTTTGGGGTTTGGCCGGAATCACCGGCACGAACACGGTCAGGTTGGCGGCAAACTGCTCGGCCGCCGGCAGGTGCGGATTGGCGGCAATCAGGCGGGAGATTTCCAAAGGGTTGCCGTAGTATCGCCAAGCAATCAAATCCCAGCGGTCGCCCTCGCGTGTCAGGTGTCTTAATACCGATTCGCTCATTTCGTCCCGTCCTTTCTGCCGGCCAGCCACGCGGTCAGGCTTTGCGCACCGCGTGCGCCGTTGTTCAGGCTGTCGGCGGCCGAGGCAATAGCCGCCGCGCCGCCTTCCAGCCAGCCGCCCACCGTGCCGCTTTGCGCACCGTTGCGCAGCGCGGCCAAACTGCCGGATAGTTCGCGCGCCGCCTGGCCGCCGTAGGCCAGCATTTCGGCCGCACCGGACAGGTTGCCGATGTATTTGCCGACTTCAGGCAGCCTGTTCAATTTACCCAACGCCGTGCCGCCAAGATTGACCGCATCGCCCACCACGCCGAGTAAAGCGAGCGGGTCGTGTTTCAGCTCGCGGGCATGGGCAATCAGGGTTTGCAGCTGCCCCACCTCTTGTTCCACACTGCGGTAGATGCGCACGCCGGTCTGCACCGCATCGGCCACTTTGGACAAAGGGGCATGCACTGACTCGGGCAACATGGCAAGCAGCGGGTTTTGGCCGTTGGCCACGCCCGGGGTCGGCAGTGGGTTATTTGGGTCGCCGACAAATTCAGTCAACTCAACGTCCAACTCACGCGCGGCGGTACGGCCTTTGCTATCCTGAATCAACGTGCGCTCGGTCAGGCTTTCAATTACAAACCAACCGACAAATCGACCTGAACCATAAACCAACGACACCGCTTGCTGCGCCTCCAGAGCAGCCAGCAAGCCCTTGTAGGCCGTGTCAGGATTGCCCAACATCCAATGCAGCTTTAACCCAAATCTCAGCGTGGTTAGCTCATTTTCCATCGCCTGCAGGCGTGGTCTTCCCTTAAGCACTTCATGCTTGGCAAACTTGGCCGAGTGCTGCGCTTCCAGGCTGGAAAAACTTTGCAAGGTCTCAAATCTCACGTCGCCCAACATTGCATACATCAGAAAGCCCTCCGTTCACGGTCGGCCATCATACGTTGAAACAGCGTTTCAAATTCGCGCAAGCCCATTTGCAAGGCTGTCTGAATTTGTGCAGGGTTACCACCTGGCGCGTTGATGGTCGGATTAAAATGGATGGTCACACCGCCAGTGGCGGACGCAGCCTGCCGCGCCTGCTCGAAATCTGCACGATGACCGGATACACGCGCAGCGACATCAGCACGTAACTGACCGACACGGTTCGTAAAACTGTCTTTCAGACGGCCTGCCCATGTGCCGATAGTACCGATTGGCCGACTGGCCGTGCGACGGATACCGATGTCCAAACCTTGAGTGATAAAGCCACCGAAACGGCGGAATTCACGACTTGGCGAATGGATATCCATTACCGCCTGGAATTTAGCCTTAATCGAATTACCGATAGATGCAATTGTGTTATATACAGCTGCCGCCGCTGATTTAATGCCATTGATCAATCCCTGAATCAGCATCCGACCAAAGCCGGAAAAGGTTGACGGTAGGGTTACTCCAAACCAGCTCATCACACCAGCAAATGCTTGATAGAACAAACCGAGTGGTGAAAAATTGAGAATGGTTTCTGCAATATTGCCTATGCCACTACTGAAGAAGGCTGTGATTTTTGCCCAAAGTCCACTGAAAAATGTTACCAAACTTTGCCACAATGCCTTTGCACCACCAACCACCTCTGACCAATTGTTGTAGAGCAGATAGGCGGCAACGGCTAACAGGCCAAGCGCAAGAAAAATCGGATTGGCCATTAAAGCCATACCCAACTTAAGGAAGCCGGAAGCCAACATAGGAAGGAAGCGAAGAACAGACATGATGCCAGAGCTGAAAACAGAAAAAACTGTTTTTAATAAGCCAAAGCCTTTAGCTAAAAAGCCAACACCTGATTTAAATCTCAAGACTGTTGCCATCCAGTCTGCACCAAGCAAGGTTTTAGCCAAACGAAATGATGTCATTAAGCCGCCAATTTCATTGCCGAGAAAACGGAAAACAAAACTGCCGGCTTTGAGTGAAGCCAAACCTGCAACCACATAAAAAAGAGAATTTGCAAATTCAGGATTCTTAGCTGCCCAATCAGCAAAACCGTTTACAAGCGGCTTAATAGCGTTCATTCCTTGATTCAGAGCAGGCAGCAGAACGCTGCCAATGGTGATGCCAATTTCTACCAAACCGTTTTTTAAAAGTTGCCAGTTATTGGCTGTTGTGGCCGAACGTGCAGCGAACTCCTTTTCCATACTGCCCATGAATTCAGGAGTTCCGCCTTTACCTGTTTTTTTTAGTTCTTCGATAGACTTCTTATATGTGTCCAAACCGCCCACAAGCGCGGCCACATCATCGGCATATTCCAAACCGAACAAATCAACCAATGCACCCATTTGATTTTCTTTAGGCAGCTTTTCAATTTGCTTCAAAAAATCTATCAAGGCTTGTTCGCCATTTTCGGCAATCGCTTTTTTCAAGGCTTTGGAATCAGTACCCATGCCTTCCAGAACCGCCTGGAATTTCTTGCCCTGCTTATCAGCTGTCATCAACTTGGTCAACATACCGTTGATGGCTGTACCTGCTACTTCCGGCGTCCTACCCAAAGCGATAAAAGCACTAGAAAGCGAGGCCGTCTGAAGTTCGGTCAGGCCGAACTGCTTAGCCACGCCACCAACACGACCGAGTGCATTGACAATTTCCGAAGCTTTGGCCGGGCTGCTGTTAGACAAATGGTTGATGGCGTCACCAAGTTCCCCTATTTGGGTAATTGGTATTTGGTAAACATTCGCCAGCTTGGCCATGCTCTCGCCAGCTTGTTCGGCAGACATATCGAAAGCTACCGACATTTTGGCAATGGTTTCAGTAAAAGAGGAAATGTCTTTACGCGCAATCCCTAACTGACCTCCCGATGCTGCGATTTTGGCCAGTTCACTGCCAGCCATCGGAATGGTTCTGGTCAGCCTTAAGATGTCCTGCTCCATTTCCTTGAATTGCTGCGGCGTGTCAAAATCAATGACTTTTCGTACATCAGCCATCGATGACTCAAACTCTACTGCCAACTTTACTGGGACGGCGATTGAACCAGCAGCAGTAGCTGCACCTAAGATTTCATCTTTAAAGCTATTACGCTTATCGTAATGCTGCTGGCGTTTTTGCTGCAAAAGAGCAACATCAGTACGCTTGGCATCAATTTTGGCAATCGCGCGTCCAAGTTGATCGTATTCCCGTTTTAACTCTCCAACACGGCTACGAGTCATACGCAACGGGTTTTCCAAGGTTTGTCCAAGCATTTTTTGACGCTTAGCCAAATTCGCACTGGCTTTATCCAGTACATCTAAAGAAGATTTGACAGATTTTATTCCGGCCACCGCCGCACCGACGGATGCGCCGACGGTAATACCCAGCGTTAAACCGTTTGCCATTTTTATTACCAACCTTTATGATAGAAGCGTTAAGGAGAGGGCTATGTACGCAACTAAAAAATACGAACAAATTTTCAATCACGTCAGCGATACTACTTTTAATGCCTGCTTTGTTTTGTATTTGACTGCAGTAGCTTTTACAGTAGTCGCTTATTCATCTGCGCCAATCATTGAATTGATAGTGCCACTGATTGTTGTCTTAACTGCTGCCGTTGTACTTTATTTGCTACTTGGCGGATTGCCAGTTCTACTTATCAGTTTGGCCGTTGGTGGCTTGGTCGCTGGATGTGTCTTTATCAAAGACAAACTGACTTCTTAAATACCCCCGATTCTTCCGTAGCCCGCCTTGATTTGGCGGGCTGCTTCTTTTTGCCAGTCTTCAAACTCATCAAGCGGCATGGCATACACTTCTTGAACACTCCAGCCAAACCACCAAGCCAAATCAGCAACAGCATTCAAAAGCTGCTCATCGGCTTCTTTATTACTCAGCAGCGGCTTCGTCTTCTTGTGAGCGACGAAACCAGTCTTGCACCTGTTTGTAGTCATACAAATCCAGCTCGTCCAAATCTTCAGGCACCAAACCTGTGATGCGCGCGAAAATCGTCAACTCCTGTTCGGCATCGCTGCTCAAGTGCGCCACAGCACGCAAATCACCCACACGCGGACGGCGCAGTTTCAGTTCGGTCAGGTTTTCGCCCGTCGCCAAACGTACAGGATATTTAAGCTTTACAGTTTTGGTTGCACCCAAGTTTTCTTGCAGTTTTTGTGCTTCAGTCATCATTTAATCCTTTTGAAAATCAATAAAAAATTGCTGTACCCAAGAAAGATACAGCAATTCTGCCAAAGGCCGTCTGAACCGGCTTTTAATGTGTTTTAATACTTATGCGCCGATGTTTTTACGCATCTGTGCCAATACATCTACGCCGTCCACGCGCAGAATATTATTGAAGGAGTTGTAGTAGAAGAGCTCTCGGCCATCAGCGACTTGGCGAACTTCATTTACATGGAAGGTGCTGGGAAACTCTGCCTTTCCTTTTGGTTTAAAGCCACCCAACGCATCTTTGCCGAATGTGCCGGTCATGGTAGTGACCATCGGCACTTCTTTCTGCAAACCTGCTGCGTCGAATGTTTGCAGGTTGGAACGAATCATCAGCTGCACCGCTTTAAACGGATTTTTACTACGCGCAGCCACTTCGGGATAGAAGCTGTTCCATTTAATTTCGGATTCCAATGCTTCCATACCGCTAGGCAGCTTGATGGTGCCGAAAAGACCCAAGCCGGTGACTTCATCCATGGTGTACTCGACTTCGGGCGCGGTAATTTCAGAGGCCTTGCCCAACAGATTATTGCCGTCGATATAGACGTTGGCATTGTAGATTGCATTTAATTGCGCCATGTTTCAGCTCCTTAATTGCCGCTGACCAAGTTGGCCAGATATTTTCGGGTCATTACCGAAGTATTGGTCAGGCGTTCGGCCGGAATTTTCGGCGTGTATTCATAAACGATGGGGACTTGACCTTTGCTGAATGCGTCGACCAAATCGTAGTCGTAGTCCAAACTCAGAGAGAAGCCGACGATAGACGGCAACGTACTCATGTAGGTACGGACGGTTTCCAGCAGGCTGTCGAGCAAGGCTTCGTCAATCGGGCGGTCGACATATTGCAATTCGGCGCGACGGATGGACTCGTCAATAATGTCGCCGGTGCGTTGTGCCACTTCGAAATTTTTAATATGCGATGTAGCCGGGAAGCAGGCAAGGCGGTTACCCCACATACGATAGCCCGTACCATAGCTGTTGAATACAGTCGTAATACCTTTTTCATTCAGACGGTTGGTTTCGGACTGCGGGTCGTCGGCGCGAGCAGTCAGACCGATTTCCACGCCGGTTACGCCCAAGAGTTCGCGGTTAGATTTGCTGAACCAATAACCCTGCTCAACATCGGTCTTCATGCGCAGACCGGCAGCGTGGGTAGCCAGTGATTCCATACCCAACAGACCGATCACATGCGGGAAAAACAGCTCGGCACGGTCGCTTGATGTCTGAAAATTAATCGTACCCAATGGTCCACGGCCTTCGAGAGCTTTGCTCAAGGTCGTGCCTTCAGGTGCGTTGATATAGGCAATTGCATTCAGGTTGTCGGCCACAGTAATCATTTTGGCGGCGACGGTAGCCGTTTTGTCGTAATTCGGCACAATAATGATTTTGGCATCTGCACCTTGGCGATTGTAGCCTTCTGAGAGCAGCTCCAAGCCCGTGCGCTTTCCGGTAGCCGCGACATATGCACCGATGATGTCAGCCTCTGTTACTTTGGTCGGGTCGACGTAGCTGTAACTGATTTTCGGGGCGGTCGGTTTGGTTTTATATATAATCTCGCCGGTTAGCGTGTTGATGGTGTAGTGCTGGCCTTCGGTCAGTGCGGCTGCGCCGTCAGTCAGGGCATAACCGGCAAGCAGTGCAGGTTTAGCGGTATAGGCCGTCAAGGTATTGCTGTCGACGGTCAATACTTCGTTCTGTACTTGGGTCTTATGGCGTGCGGGATCGCACACGTTAATCACATAAGCCACACCAGAAGCATAACGTGTCCAAATATTGGCCGCGTCAGGCAATGTAAAGCCTTTACCGGTCAGCTCACCGCCAAATTGTGCAAAGTTTTTCTTGGTTTGACACACAGTCAATTCGTTGACTGCACCGACTGGTGCAGTACCGACAATAGCCGTAATCGCACCGTCAACGGTATAGACAGGATTAGAACCACCGTCAATACGGATGGTCTCCGTACCATGATGATAGGCTGCTGCCATTATGAATTCTCCTTAGTTTTTAAATCAGGGTTTAATGCATTTCCATTCAAGCGGCCATGCACCTTAATGAGCAAGGGATTGGTATTGGGCTTACACACTTCGACTTGTTGAGTTTCCGTCTGAACGGTCAGCTCATACTGCCATGCACCGGCATCTTCGTTTAAAAAACGCTCTTGCAATAAATGACACGGCAGACAGTTTGGAGGGCGGAAGCCGACAATCGCCAACCGGGCTTCGTCTAAAATCGCCAGCGTGCCTTCATCGCCGTGCAGATTGCTGCCGATAACGGTTAACACCAGCGTCATGTCGCGCTGCTGGGCAATGTTGCCCAAATGTTCCAAATCAGTGAACTTACTGCCACCGTAGCCAACCAAAATCGCACCGGTCGGGTGGATAAACTGGTATTCAGACGGCCTTTCTGGGAACGCTTCCACGATGACCCATGGAATGGCCGTTTGCAAATGCTCAACTACCGCGTCAATAACAGGACGTGTCGCACTCATCAGTAGCCTCCCAAATCCATTTTATCGCGCACTCGGACGTGATATGCGCCCGGCTCAGGTTGCGACGGCTTGTCCAATGTGGCGATACCGATATGAATTTTGCCGTCGCGGATAGACTCAAGTGTTTTAATAGTCGTGTTGTAGGCGGTTGCCAGCGGTTTCGGAAAGTCGGCGCGGTTGATTCGGCGGCTGTGCAAAAAATGGCGGGCGATGATGATGCATAAAGGCTGCAACACCGTCGGCGTTGCCGCCAAAGGCAGCACATATCTGCCACGCAGGTATCCGTCCACCAAATCGCAGGCATAACGCACTGCCGCATCAATGACCTGAGCGTCGGGTTCCGTCCCGCGCGCATTGTCGTTGGTCAGTTGTACCAACTCCATTTTGCCCATCGCAGCCGTCAAATCATCCGCGCCAATATACATGTCTTACTCCGCCTCTTCGGCTGCTGCCGTTTTTTTACCGCGTTTCGGCTTTTCAACTTCGCCCGCAGTGCCTGCATCATCTGACGGCGTATCTTCGGACGGCGGGGTGTCATTTTGTTGCGCATCCAGCTCTTCGCCGGTTGTCAGTGTCGGGGTAACGTGTGCCGCAACTGATTCGTACTGCTCCGCCGTCAATTCGACCGCCTCGCCGGCTTCAACGCGAAATTGGTTGCCTTGGGCGTTTTCCAAAATTAACGGAGTGTTTGCGATATAAACTTTAGCCATGATTAACCTTTCAACAATACACGAACAGTTTCACCTGCGGCGGTTGCAGCAGTCAGAGCCGTACCGGCAATTTTTGCCGCCCAGGATACTGCACAGCCTTGTGCGTCTGCGCCTACTTCGGCACCGATAGCCACTGCGCCACCTGATTCGACAACAGCAATACCGACCACATCGACTGCAGCAGTATCACCAGTTTCAACATCATATGGAGCGACACCCAAAACGGTCTCGCCGGCTTTAGCCTGTGCGCCTTTAAAATTAACAAAGCGGTTTTTCACAATCGCGCCTGTTGCGGTAATGGTAGTTACCAGTACCACTTGTTTGGTTTGAGCCATTTAAACCTCTACTTTCTGCATAACTGCATTTTCTTTCAAACGATAAGCTTCCAATTCCCACAGATGGCGAATAGCATCTTGGTATGCCAATTCACAGCCCATCTGTTCGTCAAAAATATCGTGGCTAAAACAAGCCGCCTTACCAATCACGACAAAACCTGATTTCAGGGTCAACGAGCAAACGATTGCAGTTGTCTCACCCACACGGTGATAATCAGCCTTATCAATCTTGTTTTCGATTTCTTGAGGTGTAATCTTTAAGCTCATATTTTTTCTCCCTAGCCGTCTAGGCACTCCAGACGGCCTAGCTAATTAATCTACTGCGTTTTCAAACAAGAAACCGCACGCACTACCCACCACAGCCGCTTTGCGGATATCGGTATAACGGGCGTATTCGACTTTGCCGCCAACTTCTTCATAACGGTCGACCACAGGCATGCCACGGCGGCGGAAGGTATAGCCGAATGCAGGTTCGCCTTCGTCATTGCCGTCTGAAACCAAATCGGGTCGAACAATCAGGCTGGCAAATTTACCCCAAACATCTTTGGTGGGTTTGCCGGTTGCAACAGATGACACAGCCTGACCGACAATGATGTCATCCAGTTCCAGCAGGTTTTTCAACTGCTCGACAGTCAACAGAGATTTACGGTCATTGGCGGACAGGGAGGCGAGGAGAGCCTTATTGCGCTTGAGTTGAGACAGTACGCTGGCACCTACTACCAATACGCCGGGGCGCACACCGCAAGCTGCACGAACGGTTTCACGTGCACTTTCAATATCGGCCAACGGGTCTGAATTATCGGCACTCCACTTTTTCGTGGCCGCCAAATCTTTAGTGTGGCCACTCTGATAAACAGATTTCGCCTGCAGCAAAGCAGCCGTTTCGATTTCTTGGCGCAGTTGCACACCCTTGGTAGCGCGACGGGTAGCTTTGGCTTGCTCGTTAAACAGCGATTCCGCTTGCTCACGGTAATCCACACCAGCCGCTAAATCGTGTTCTTCCAACACAATCGGCAGATAGTTCGGCGCATCCAACGTAATCACATTAGACGCCGCACCGACGGCACGCTTGGTGTCGTATTCGACAAAAGAGCCTTTGCCAAACACCGGCACCTGTACGCCTTCTTTATCAGTGAATACTTGAGGGAAAATTTTCTCGGCAATAAATTCCGCGTTTTTATAACCGACTGCCAGATTGGTTAAAACTGGATCGACCTGACCGCGGAGGCGGCGCAAATGAGAACTCATCGTTCATCCTTTCAAATTGAAATGCGACGACATCGTCGCTTTGGGGTTAAACGGCGGTACGGCGTGCCGCTTCTTCGTAGCTGATGCCTTCTTTGGCTGCCAAAGCCACAGCACGTTCGTGATGGCTCAGCGCATCAGGATTAGCTGCTTCGGCAAAATCGGCTGGAAGTCCAGCGGCGGCCATAGGAGTAGTCCCTTTGGTATAGTGGCCGCTTGGCAATACTTCCGGCAGGTTGCGCAAGAATTGGCGCAACGCTTCGCCAATGGTGCTGCCTTCGCCAAAATCGACGCTGGTATGTTCGGGGTATTCTGCAAAGTCCAATACCTGCACTACCAAATCCTTATCAGCGGGTTTCAGACGGCCTTCTTTTACCAAGGCTTCGGCAAATTCGGCATTCTGATCATGTTTACCTTCACGCAAGGCTTGGTCTTGCTCGTCTTGCAAGCGTTTCAGCTCTGCTTCCGCAGCGGCTGCCTTAGCTTCGGCTTGTTCACGGGCGGCTTTTTCGGCTGCCAGTTGTTCTTCGGGCGACATAGAGGTCTCCTTGTTTTCATGGGTTTGGGATTCGGGGGTTACAGGGTCGGCAAATGCCGGTGTGGGCGGTTCGGGCTGCCAGTCTGCCGATTCTTCAATGTCGCGAATTTCCCAATCGGCAACGACTTTATCGGCGGTGGCCGCGTCGTACTGCTCAATCAGCCACTCACGCAGACGACGGAAAATCGAGGCCGTGCGGCGGTGCGCATATTCGGAAAACTCGACATACTCATCGTCTTCAGCAAAATTAATGGCGGATAAACCTTTTACCGCAGGTGGTTGCGCACCGAGAAAACCGACATGGCGCAGATACCAAGAGCCTGGCTTCGGATTACTCGGGCTGTCGGGCGGATAGAAACTGGCCGACACTTTTTTGTAACGGCCGCTTTGTACAAGACTGACAAAATCATCGTCCATTTGCGCAAAATCGGCCGACAGCACACCACCATCAGCTTGCAGACTGCCCACCCAGCCATAGGCCGGAGCATTGGTCTTCGGATGACCGATAACCAGTGGTGCTTCATGCAGCTTTGGGTCATAAGCCGCAGCTGCCTGAGCCACATCCGCATCGGTAATCGTCACTTTTCGGCCGTTATTGTCAGTACGCGTGCCGGATTTAAAAATTTCAAACAACTTTTTCACAAAAAAAGCCCCATCGGATTGATGAGGCTATTTTGACAAAGGCCGTCTGAAACGGCTTTTAATGCGGTTTAAAACATGTTTTCCTCAAAATGCGCAAAAACGGCATTTTTAGCGAGTTTATAGCTCAGGGTAGGCAAACCCCCGACTAAGACGAGAAACGCAATATAAAAGCGGTCAGGATAAAACCTGACCGCCATTCCGTTTTATTACGAGACTTATCCAAATAAATCAGTCTGTCTTTTCGACCTTTCCGCATCTCCGACTGCTTTCACAATGCGATAGATTTGTTGAACAGTTAAATTAAATTTCTTGGATAATGCCGCATGATTCTTACCATTAAATTCCCGATATACCTGCTGGTCTCTTTCCGATACCTTGCCGATATGGTTCTTCGGAATATAAATCAATTGGCCTCCCCAGTTGTCCGTAATGAATCTTGCCACCTTCTTACTTACCACCTTCGCCTGAGTTTTATCCAACATCGGCAGCTCAGAACATAAACAGGCAGACATTTGGTCTTCTAAATCGGTCACCAGCTCGGGTACGCGTTCATCAGCCACTTAGCACCTCCAGTTTTCTTTCCTCGCGTAACAACCATTGTTTCAAGTGTTCAATGACCTTCTGTGCATTATCAATATCAAGCCAGCCATGATAATCAACGCCGACCATACGCTTTACAAACCTACCCAAAGCCAGCTCGGACGGATTTCTTACTGCACCGATACCGTGTAGCTCAAGCCATAACGCACGTATTTTTTTAATTTGGCCATCAACCGCAGGATGGGCAGGCCGGACTTTAATATCCGGCTTGTCACTTTTAGCCTGCGCTTTTGTCGTTACTACAAAACCACACGCCTTCAGAGCCGTTACCACCAGTTCTAACTCGTCGACCGACAACTTAGTGCTGCTCGTTTTCCCGCGCGAAATATTGGCCAATAGCGTACGGTACTCGCTATCGGCCATCATCAACTGCGTTTTACCGACGTGAATCAGACGGATTAAACGCTGTTTTTTCGCTTTTGCCGTTTCCATGCTAATCCTTTCTTTTCACATACTGAAACGCTGTTTCATATATTTAAATAAATCAATATATTATGCCTGATTCTACATTTGCCGGTAGTCATTTGGCAAATAAAAAAGGCTGTCTGAAACTTTCAGACGGCCTTTTTTTATAGCCTGGCTATGGATTAACTGCTTTTTTCAACGCCTTTCCAGGGCGGAATTTAGGCGTTTTACGTGCAGCGATGGTCAGCGGTTCGCCCGTTTTCGGATTGCGGCCTTTACGCTCGGCAGATTGGGCGGTGTGGAACGAGCCGAAGCCGACCAACGTAACGTCTTTGCCGTCCTTCATCGCCTGCGTTACCACGCTGACAAACGCATCGACAAATTCTGCCGCATCGCGTTTGTTCAATTCCGCCTCATCGGCGATGGCTTGGATTAATTCAGATTTATTCACTTTTTGACTCCTATTTAAGATTTAAATGCGGCAGACCGTGCCGCGCGGTTTATTGGATATTGGCTAACTCCAGCTCTTTGCCGGTTACCTGTCGAATTTCTCGGTTAAGGATGGCCAGACACAAAAGGCCTGCACTTTGGGCGATGCTGCCACCGTCTTCATCATCCTTCGGCATCGGTTCGTCCGAAGTCAGCTTGACAAACAGGCCGCCCGACTGATCGCTGATGAGGATATTTACCGTCGCCATTTTCACACCTTCGCCACATCCAAATTCATCAGCTGATACTCCCCATCCTCGCCGCGCTGATACACCCGCACAAACGGCTTGCTGATATGCACCTGCAAACTGTCGGAGAGCGCATCCATCGCCCGTTGCCATTTTTCATCCGTGATTTGCAGGCGGCGCAGACCGAGGACGCGGGCGGTACTGATATTTCCTTCTTTGTCCACCTGAAACGCCGCGTTAATCAGTGTTTTCAATTCCGTGCGGCTGCCTTCCGTCCATTCGTTGATACATTCATCAATCAAGGCTTTGGCGGCAATCAAACCTTCGTCAAATACCAACGTATCCTGCATGGCAAGGTTGACGCGGTATGCGCCGTCAAAGCTGTGCAGGCTGATATTGCCTTTCTTGCCGCCGACATTCACGTCGTATCGGTCGGCACTCAACTGTACAAACGCCGCAATATCGTCCATGGCCTCGCGTTTGAAGGTGATTAAATCATCCTGAACCACGCGGGCTTTGGCAGCGATTTCCTGCACCAGCTCGTCGCGCAGCAGGTCGATTTCTCGGATATTTTCCAGAGGCACGAGATTGCCTTTGGCATCCTTTTTGTATTGGCTTACATCTAAATTACTCATTTTGTTTTACCTTTCTGCCTTTCGGCATAAATCCTTTTACACTCATCCACCGTACGGTGGCGTTGTCCGTGTATCCAATCCCTGTTCATGCAGGGGGCGTTTTTCAATCTGCCGACAATCTTTTTCAGTTCGGCGGCCTGCGTTTTGCCGTATTCCGTCGGGTGGTGCTTCTTTTCCAGCCTCGGCACCATTCTGACTTCGCCCGGTGGTAGGTGCTTGATAAGGTCGGCAGGGTTTGGCCACTCTGACGAGGACGCCGCGATAGCCCTAAAGGCTGCCTGTATCCTGATCCCGTCATGCTCCGGCTGCCACGACCGGCCGCTTAGTATGCCCAACCAAAGTTCGGCGACTGCCGTCAAATCCGCCGAGGCAGGGCGGCCTTTGAGGTTTAGGGCGGCGAGCATCATAAAACCCTGCGCGATTGCTTTTTTAAGCCAGTTATTGTTTGCCTCCATTTGACCACTCCATTAAACCGCCCAACCCGCTCCTCAATTTGGTGCTTGCCACCTCTCCTGCGGGAGAGGGTTGAGGAGAGGGCAAAACCGCCGTTCCCGCCGTCTTTTCAGGCGACCAAAACGTAATGTTTTCCAACAAATAACCGTGGCTGGTCAGCGGCGGCGTCAGCTTTCCTGCGTCCCGTGCCTCAAGGCATCGTGTTGCCGCCCAAATCCAAGCCTCACGCGGAGCCGGGTAAGTTTTACGGTTACGGACGATTTCGCCCTCCCGTATCATCGGTGCAATCTCGCCAATAAGCTTTGAAACCCGGTTAAAACTTAAATCCTTTTCGGCGGGGCGAAACAGCGTCAGATACCGCAATACCGCCTTAAAAAGGTCGTCTGAAATGCCGGTCAGGGCAATCAGGGCTTCACGGGCATCGTCATGGGCGATTAAGACATCCAAGCTCATCACCGCACCGCAGGTAGGGCAGCGTACTTTCATGTTCTCGCCTCCATCAGACTTTTGAGACTGCAATAAACCGAGTCGGAAAAATCAATAGCTGCATCACATGCCTGATCTCCATCTTCTATATCCACCGGAGGGAAATAAAATAACCCGTTTTTCCAAGATGTATTTGCAGCGACAACCGCATAAACTTCTTCAAGCGTACAGCCCTCATTCAGCTCTTTACTCAGGCAATCTGTATCGCCTTCTTGGTTTCCCAAAGCAGCATCCTGAGTAACCTTGATAATGCCGTCACGGGCGATATTTAGATAAATTGTCATCTCACCATCTCCAAATCCTTACGACTCAAACACCGCAATGCCGTCTGAACCACATCCTCAATTTCATCCGATAGCCGAGATGACACATACATCATCACAAACTTACCCGACACCGTTGTCAGCTCAGTGACAAGATGACCGCCTTTTTCGCGCCATACCGACACTTTGATTTTGCTGTAATCCCTGTTCATTTTTCCGCTCCGATGGGCTCCAAAACCACGCCTGTTATTTTGTCTGTCTCGCTCATCCCGCCGTAAACTGCCTCCCAGTTTTTATCGGCTTCCAGAGCATCTCTTTGATCTGCCGTTGCCGCGACCGGCTGGCAGGCGGCAAGCATGGCGGTCAGTATCCATAACCCCCTCATTTGTACTGCCCCCTGTCATAGACGTTGATCTGCATAGGCTGTTTTTGGCGGCAAGGCTCGGTCAGCATTGCCTGTATGGCTACGACGATGGACAGCAGCACGATTACAATGGCAAATTCGATTTCATATTTTTTCATCTCATACCCCCCGTACCACATCGCCATCAACAAGCTCGAAACTCAATTCCGCCGCCTGATTCATCGCCGCAGCCACAAGATTGTTGACAGCCAGAGGATAGAGCAGGCTGTTCTGCTCAACCCCTTTGCTTGTTCGGCTCTTCACAGTCAAACGTTCCGCTACCGCATCCACCGCACTTTGGTTCAAGATTTTTGAAACATCTGCACCGACCCGGGCAAACTTGTGTTTCAAATACCCTTCCAGCTTGCCGTCAGTCAGAGGCAGGAGGGTAACCACCTCGCAACGTTGCACCACCTCGCGCACAGCAGGATTGTTTTCGCTGAGCTTTTGCGCCAACTCCGTCTGTCCGATTAAGACAATGCCTAGCAGTCGTTCAAAACCGTTCTTCAGCTCAAAAAAGCGTTTCAAGTGTTTCAGGGTCGGCAGAGGCAGGCCATGAGCCTCTTCAATCAGCAGCAGGTGCTTGTTACCGGCTTTTGCGCTTTCAGTCAGAGCGCGGTGAATTTGGCGGAAACGAGCCTCCGGACTACGTTTCGGGCTTGTTCCAGGCGCAACCGCCTCTAAAATTGCCTCAGCGATATGTACCGCTTTGAGTGTCTTGCCCTTTTGGTCGTTGTCTTCCATTGCCAGCACATAAGGCTCAATCAACACAATCTGACGGCCTTCGCGGTTGATACGGTCTTGCAGGTCTTCGCGCAGTGTAGATTTACCCGCACCGCTTTCACCGACCACCGCCACAAAACCACCGTGGCAGGCCGTCTGAAACATTGCCTCACGTACATAACGCACATCTGACGTCATATACACATCGTCTGCCGACTGGATTTCATCGTTGAACGGGTCGCGGAATAATCCAAAATGCTGTTTTGCGGCTTGGTTCAGGGTTGCTTTTCGTAGTAACATTTCATTGTCCTTGTCTTCGTAAGTTGCTTGGGCAGGTGCGGTTTCCGGCTCGTTTCTCAGGCTCGCTGGGATTTCCGCACCATTCTTTTCAAAAAATTGTTTCAATTTCCTTTGCAGCTCAGCTGCGTTTTTTTTCGGCCATTGCCCGTGATTGACTACCGCCACCAGCATCGGCTTGCTGCATCCGATTTCGGCTGCGGCGGCGGCATAGGATTTGCCGATTTGCTTAAACGTTGTCTTCATTTCCGGCAGCCTTTCCGATTTCGACCGAAAAATCACCCAGTGCCGCCAGTGCGTCCGCATCTAAAAAACTCGCGCCGTAATTCACTTTCGGCAGGAAAAAGTCGTTTAAAGCACGTGCAGATTCAGCCAGCTTTTTCAAATTTTCATACTCATGTTTAGAGATAGTTATTGCTTCCATTTTTAATCCCCTACAAATGCGACGACGTCGTCGCATTTGCCTAACCGGTTTTATGTAATTTCAGACGGCCTGCCGTTTTCAGCTTGTCAAAAACCGCTTCCAACTGACTGGCGGCCACACCGCCTGGGTAGTGTTTGGTAATGAGCGCAACAGCCTGTTTCCAGTCGCCACCTTCGGCTTCGATACGCGGCTTCAACAGCTTCGCTATTTCCACCTTGCTCAACACCTGCTCGGCGACTTCCATCCGGTTGTATTCCATCTGCTGGCCGCCACGCTCCAAATAGAGCGTATTGCGTGTAGCGAGCGTATCTTCTTGGTGCTTGAATGGATCTATAGATCCACCGAACGGTACAGCCTTGCCTTTTCGATTGGCCGCGGCCTGTTCCAGCGTTTCCGCACCCATAGCCATCTTGTCGAGTTCCTTCGCATGTTGCTGGGTAGCAGTATTGCCCGGTGCCTTGTACTCTTCACCGATGACTGCCGAATCGGCTCTGAAGCCCATATCGTCAAACACCACTTCCGGCACAGCCACCCATGTTTCACGGCCGTCTGCATCAAACGTTGCCACTCGCGCTCCGTTCTCTTCCCAAGGGTTTTTGGCTACTAAAACCTTTTGCCCAACCAATATGCCCTGAATGGCTTTCACACTGTAGAAACGACCGCCGAAGCGTATTTCCAAATCAGCCGATACCTTGGCTTCTTTTGGCGCACTGATTGCCAGCTCTCGGCAATATTCCGCAGGAGGCGGCAGGATCAGCTGCTCCGGTTTGATTTTGTTCCACGCCTGATAGCGGGTCATACCGTGACGACTGTGAATCTGCGTACCGTTGTAGTAACGCATCCAACGCTCTGCCAGGGCATTCAGTTGGTCGATATCGTGCACCTCGGTAAAGCGCAAACCGCTTTCAAATGACGTTTCCACAATGTCATTGGCTTTCTCTACCTGACCTTTGGCACGGGGGTTGCCGGGTTTATTGATCTGCACATGCACATCAAGCGACTTGCACAGCGTTTTAAAAGCAGACGACGTATTCGCACTTCCTGGGTCAAGCATGACCATGCGCGGCACACCGCGTATAGGATCCTTATGTACATCCTCCTTGGCTTGCATCATGAAGATGAAGAAATCGCACAAGTTCGCACTCGTCTCGCCACCGAAGTAGTACCGGGCGACAATCGTTCCACTGGCATGGTCGGTGCCGGTGTACCGCCACACGCGGTCTTGCTCAATCTTCACAACATTTTTAGGTTTGTTTTTGTAGAATTCCTCCTCTTTCATCACCCTAAGCCCCGTATCCTTACCGTGTCGCGGCAGGTAATACAAAACACACAAACTAGGGTCGATTTGCCAGCAATGATTCGGATGTTCAGATTTCATACGGCTGACAGGATCAGGCTGAAGTAATTGGTCGGGATGTAGCTTGTACTCTCGTAAAGCCCGGGTAATGGTGTTTTCAGAAAGCGGAATGACTTCCCCCGTTTCCTCATCAATCCGCGCCGCCTCGATTTTGCCGTTTGCCCGCAGCATCTCCACCGCCTGCTTGACCGACATCAACCGCTTGCCGTTGCGCCTCATGGCCTCCACCAGTACAGCCGAAATCAGTTTGGCTTCTTCCAGCTTCAGTTCCGTTTTACCGGCATCGCTTCGCCGTTTTCGGCTTGGCTTAACACTCACAGACTCCAATTTCCGATAGAGCGTAGCGAGCGATACCCCTAAATCCTGTGCCGACCGTTTCAGATACTCCGACCGTTCTCCCCGTCCAAGCAAAGCGGCTTGAGCCTCGATTTCAGTCAGTCTTTCTACCAATCCGGCATTCATGATTTATTCTCCCAACCACTCCGGCGTCTCATCTTGAGGAGCTTCCATCGGTAGAGCGTAGCTCTCGCGGATGCCGTTGCAATCCAAAATAATCTGATTCAACGCCCCGACCATTTTTGCCTGATGACTGATTCCATGTGCCTCACTGTGCGCATTAAGTTGGTCGAACAAATCTTTCAGACGGCTCACTTGACTGCGGATACCGACCTCAAGACTTGATAACTGCATCGTCAATTCACTGCCCACATCTTCCGCCTTCGGCTCTCTTACACCGGTTTGCTTCTTGGCCAGCTTCTCGGCCAGCTCGTCGACCTTTTTGTTCTTGTCGGCGATGACTTTGTCTTTCGCTTCCGCCGTCTCGCGGCTCTCCCGCAAGGCTACACGCAGTTCCTTAACAGTCATGCGGTCGACATCATCAAGCGTATTGCCGTTGATTTCGCCGCCTTCGGCAAACTCCAGCAAGGTGTCGTCATCTTCCACCAGTAGCTCCAGCAGTTTGGACTTTCCAAGTTTCATCAGCTGTGGCTGCGCCTGTTTCATTTTTGGGTCAATAAAGCGCAGCGTGGCATTCATTAAGCGTTGCGATTCACGGCGACCTAAGCCAAACTCTTTCTCAGCAATCTCAGCAAAACGGCCATGCGGCGTATGCTCTTTAATGATGATGAGTGCGCGGCCAAGCTCAAACATACCTTCCATTGTTTGGCGTACCGCAAAACGTCCCCGTTCAATCCAAACAGCCTCGTTGTAAGCCTCGCCATTTGAAAAACGATCCATAACAGCCATGCTGTGTATTGCCAGTTCGTTTGCCGTTGCGCCAACCGCGTGTCCTAATACTTCCATTTTTATCTCCTGCAAATGCGACGACGTCGTCGCATTTAATAAACTCGTTGTTCAATTTCCTGCAAACGTGCAGTCAAACGTTCTTGTTGCTGTCTGAAACGTTCCGCGATTTGCAAGGTTTTAATGCTGTACGCAAAATTTCCGTTATCCAGCTTGACCACCAAACCCTCCGCAATCAGGTCTTCCAAGTCCCGGCTGACATGTACCGGCGAAATACCGAGGCCGTCTGAAATTTCCTTGTTGCTGATACCTATAATTGGATGGGCTTCCAATGCCTTAAAGACTTTCAAAAGTCGTACGCCTTTGGCACTCATCACGCACTCCGTTTCACTTCATCCAATTTGGACTTCATCCCCAACTCAACCGCGATTTCATGCGCCTTACCACGGCTTGCCTTAACGTTTCCGTTCAAAATCCGAGACACATAAGTCGGGTCATAGCCACGCGCATCGCACCAATCCTTGATCGTTTCACCGCGCTCTCGGAAACCTGCTTTTATTTTTTCTGCTTTCACGGAATATCTCCTGTTTCGTTCTCGTGTTAAAATTCTGATTGTTTAAAGATTTAAACAATCTTGGTTAAATGTTGTGTAAATAATAGTGGAAATATCCCACTATTGCAAGGTTTATTTCCACTTATTTGAGGAATTTTAGGTATGGTTTTGGAGAAAATTAGGCAAGTTATTGAATTTAATAGGATTACAATCGACGAATTTGCCGAAAAAATTGGAGAAAAACCGACCAGACTGAAGGATGTACTGCGAGGAAAGCAGCGTCCACCACTAGAAATGATCCAATCTATAGTGGAAATTTTTCAAATTGATGCAAACTGGCTGATAGGGAAAGGGAGAAATTTCCACCTTGAAGGGGAAATTGACAAAGATGAATACGCATACATCCCAATGTATGACGTAGAAGTGTCCGCAGGGAATGGCGCGGCTGCCTATGGAGTGGCAGAACCGGCCAACCACTTGGCTTATCGCAAAGACTGGCTTAAGTTACGCGGCCTGTTCGCCAAAGACCTCAATTGCGTTACCGCACGTGGAGACAGCATGGAGCCCACCATTCATAGTAAAGACACACTCTTGGTAGACACCTCTAAAAACAACCCGCGCGACGGACAGATTTACGTTATCCGCTCCGGTGACACACTGTGGGTCAAACGCATCCAAAAACAGATTGACGGCAGCCTGCTGCTGATTTCCGATAACGACACCTACCCGCCGATGTCGCTGACCTTGGCAGACCACCCTGATATTCAGGTGATTGGGCAGGTGGTTCAAATCTCAAAAGACCTGAGCTAACAAAGGACAAAAATGAAAACACTCACTTTATTAATCGCCGCTGCTTTTGCTTTGTCTGCGTGTGGTGGCCAGCCTGAAGCAACTGCCGAGCAAGCAACCACACAGGCTTTGGCGGTTCAACCTGCCGCGCCGGTGGTAACCTTAAATCTTGATTGGGATACCTTCCGCAAAAGGGTCGATGAAGATTTCGAATCGGCCGGTTTCGGTTTTGCCAAAATCCCTGCCAGCATGAAACCCGAAGGCGATGCCAATGCCGCCCGATTGACAGTCATGCTGCCAATCAATGACAACTTGGTCGGCAACATTGCCTCCGACCCCGCCACCGGCAAATTGACCAGCATTACCGCCACCGTAGGTGCAAACGAAGATGCCGCCGAAAACCTGAAAAACTTCAGTTCAGCTGCCTTAATGCTGAGTGCGGCCGATGGCGATGACGGCAACAAAACTGTCGGCGGCAAAATTATCAAAATGGCCGGAGACGCTATCAACGAATTTGCCAAGCAAGCCGAAAAAGACAGCACTGCCAACGTCAATAAAAGCTTTGTCGAAAACGGCGTGAAATATGGCATTCTCGTCAGCGGCAACATGCCGGTGATGATGTTTGCAGAGCCAGCTGAAAACAAATAGACCGATAAGTAAGGCCGTCGAAAGGGTTTTAGACGGCTTGATTGAAACAGAAAGGGAAATTATGACTGAAACAGCGAGCTATTCTTTTGAGGGTTTAACAATTGAAAAAATTATTACCCATCGTATTTATCCGAAAAATGAAAATAGAGAGCGTGTAGAACCTAAAATCAGTACACAGTTGATTAATTTGCCTATTACGGCAAGAAGAACATTGGAAAACAGGCTGACCAAAGCTTTGGGTAATAAATCTCATGGCATTGAAATGTCTATTGCCAATACGGCTGAAAATAGTTTTTTTCAGATAGCAGCAGCCATACAACTCAAAGACGAAGCAGAGTTTATTGAAGATTCCGCACAATTTGCCCACATGTTGACCGATGCACAACTGAATACAAATGCACCGGGTGGTATTTTGTTGGTTTTAAAAGGTAGAGTTGGAGATACTGGTAAGCCGTTTTTATGTGTAATTAAGGCTGAACCTCAAGATGGATTCAGAACCAAAGAAGAGGATGACTTTATCACGATTGAATTCTTAGAAGAATTATTACTGACCGATTCAGCAAGATTATTCAAGATAGGTTTTTTGGTGGCTGAAACAGTAAGGCCGCTAGAGCAAATACAATCTGAGAATTATCGAGCTTTTTTGTATGACCATCTGATGACACAAACGGAAACTAAACCGGCAGCTTCCTATTTCTATCAAGTATTCTTGGGTATGAGTATAGCTGCTTCTTCCCGTAAATTGACGCAGAATTTTTTTGAGTGGACACGCAATTTTATCGATAACTCTGATTTAAGTGATGATGCAAAATTAGATGCGCATGAAGCATTGCGCGTTACATTGAAAAGTGCGGAAGCAACCATTAGTGTAAATAATTTTGCCCAAAATCATTTACCTCAAGAAAAACGAACAGCTTATACAGAATTTATGGTGGCAAAGGACTTTCCTCAAAATGCCGTAAGTAAAGATATTGAATATATTAAAACTCGTTTACGCAAACGGAGGTCTTACGGATTTAGTAACGGTGTAGTTATCTTGACTCCTCCCGAGCATACTC